CTAATCTTACCCAATCCACTTTTCCTTTACCGCCCAGATCATTACTAATATTTGCTTTTATATTACTAACCACAGGAACACTATCTGCAACTCCTAAAAGAACAGATTTTCCTATTGTTTTTGCTATTTCTAATAATTTTTTCATAATTCTTTATTTAAAATCCTCTTCATGTAACATACTAAAACTAAATGAATTTCCCCAACTTGAAGCTCCCTGCTTTAAAATTTCCATCTCTACATCAAATAGATCAGGATTTGCAGTTACAATACATCCTGCGGAATATTTATTCACTTTTTTACTTTCTTTATGCTCTGATGCCCTGTGATGATTAATTCCAAATAAGCCCGTTTCCTCTCTTCCTAAATTATAATCTAAGACTTCATCCTTATTATAATCTCTTAAAACGGTAACTGGGCTTTTTTGTACCAAAGCTTCATATTTTCCTCTGTGTTTACCCAAACGCCATAGAGCCTTATATTGACCTTTTTTTACTATTGCAGTACCAAGCTTAGAAAAAGGGTTTTTAAGCCAATACAAGCCTGCATCTGCCGTTACAGGTACATAAATGCTATTCATTGCTCCTCTAAATTTCCAAAACATAATAAATAAGTCATTAAAGGTGTCAGGAATAAGATCTGAGCTACGAATACATACCAAATTCAAATTAAATGGTTTTGTATCATTTAAAAATACTTGATATCCTGATCTTTTCATAAGATCAATAATATCATTAATACCATAATACATTTTATTGAAATCTTGTCATTGTTGCCATTATCTCAGTAGCACTAATACCTAGCATATCAACAAGCCAACCATCTCCTGCTCCACTTGGTATAGCTGGGCTTACTCCACCTGTCCAAGTATAATTTGTATCAAGTGTAAAAGTATGTCCACCAACTCCATCTTGATAGACTATAAGTCTATAAGCATTACCTTCTATAATCTCTGAAGCATCTTCAATGGTTGTATTTCCTGTAAGCTCTATTTTCTGAGCCATACCATTAGTAAAATTTATAGGTACTATTCCACTTGTACTCCCAAGATCATGAATTGCACCATCAAATTGTCCATCAACTCTACAATCTCCACCTATCCTAACATTTCCATCAAATCTTCCTAAGCCTGTAACCCTTAAAGGAGTTTGAAGAAATAATCCTCCTATTCCTACATCTGTCATTAAGCTATTTGCTTGTATGGTATTAGAAACACTATCACAGAAAACAAGCCTATTATTAGCTTGGTTTGAAAAAGCGGTTATTATTCCACCGCCACCGCCACCAACTGGGCTCCAATTTCCAGAACAAAAATAATTGTAATCACAGGTAGTCAAATCTACAGCCACCATTCCTTCCAAAGCGGTCATATTTACCCAAATTGTACCATTATACTGAACAACATCATTTTGACTAGCTCCATCCCAATCTGCATGAATTAATGCTCCTGTTAATACGTATCTATCATTAAGAACAGTTGTAGGGGGTGGGCTTGCGCCTGTAACAAACTCCAATATGGGAGATAAAAACCAAGTCTTATCCCATGAGTACGTTCCTATAAGAGTATTTTTCAAAGTGGTTTCAGGAGATGAACTACTATAATTCAATGGAACATGGAGCTGACCATTATCCAAGTCTTTATGTAAATTGCTAGCCATACTATATTATTTTTTTATGCTTTTATAGATCTTAATTCCTGTTAAAATAATCATTCCAAGCATAAATATAGCATATAAGAATTTATCAACAAACTCAATATCAATGGAAACACCCATAATTTCATAAGCAGTTGTAGCTGAAAAGCCTACATATAAAACCATGTCTGTTAACCTTGTTTTAATATTAGTATGGTATAATTCCATATTTATTAAAATAGTTTTTATCCTTATTAGTAAATTCAGGATACTTGCTACTATCATCTTTCTGTGTATCTTTTATAAATCTTAATAATTCAACCCTCCAATCCTCAGCATCAGCAAGTATTTGATTTCTAACGGAAGCATAATCTCCTCTAGAGCTTGGACTTATAAACTCTTGAGATAATTCCACCACTCCACTTGATGTAATATTTGTTCTTATATCAGGCAGACTTTCATAAACAAGATAATAAGATAACATGGGTATAATATAATCATTTAATAATGTTAAATTATCAGCGGTTAATGTTCCTGCTGCAAACTCTGTAAGAATTTCATCATAAAAATCCTCTCCAATAAGATCTCTCAGATACTTTCTTTGACATTTTAATAATCTTTTATCCAACAAACTAGGGTCAAAGTCTGCATTAGGTATTACTGCGGTTATTACCTCAGCGGTTGTATATATTTCAGTTGTTAGTGACATCTATATTTTCTGTTGTATCTTGTTTAACAAATTGTCCTTCTAGATCATCAATACCTTTAAATCCTATTAAATTTCTTTGCTCATTAATTGTTAATACCTCATTAGGCTTAATAGCTGATGCATAACTAACAGGCATTGAGGTATATACTTCTAATTCAAAATTAGGAAACCCAATTTCGTGGATTAAGTTATTAAATACCTTTAAGAGCTTAGTCTTATAACCTTTGATAACCGTATTATTAACAATTTCAAACTCTGTCATTATCTGTTGGTTTGAGCCCAGAGAACCTGATGTTGCCAAACCTGATAATGCAGGAGTATATCTGTGCGACATTATTATACTTTCCCTAGCTAATTTTTGTAGGTTTATAAAGTCTCCATCTTTAATCTTATCAAAGATTTGTATTGAGCTTTTTTGATCTTGGCTATCCAATAGCTGAAATAAGATCTTTGAATTATTCCCTGCTCCTGTAAATTTTCTCACTATTTCATCTACATATTCTTTGGCGTTCATACCATCAGGTGGCTCTCCATATAAATCTACAATTCCACTAGGCATAAAGCCATTGTCAAATCTGTCTACATTAAATCTTCCTATCCTATATTCAATATCTTGCCAAAATGCACTAGCATAATGATCAGGAAGTCCATAATATCTAAATTCAGGAGCATAATCCCTTGTATAAATAAGAGAATTTTTTTGTCTTTTACCCTTTTTGTAAATCTCTATAGGTGTGATTGTATCTTGCCAATTTCCTCTAGGACTATTTCCTATATCTGTCCAACTTGAAGATAAATAGCCATAATTAATCAGCCCTTTGCTATCCATCTTTTCAAGTCTTACCGTTGTAGCATCAATATGATATATATTTGTTCTTCCACCTATTTGAACAACTTCTACTGCAAAGTTTCCTATGGTAATTAAATCCTTAGCGCATCTTTCATAGACTTCTAATAAGCTATCTCCATGAGCATTTACATTATCTAGATATTCCTTAAAGCTCGTTTCCGTTGTTAAATCTACTTCACTACCTGATCTATTATCATAAATTGTCCACCCATTACCTGTGGTATAAACAACCTTACTCTGAATAATAGCATTTGAAGTGGAGCTTTGCTTAGATCTCTTTGCAGTATCATTAGGAAATGCGTTATTATCATTCTTAAAAAATAATACCCATTTACCTGTAAATTCTGATTTTTTATCACTTTCTACAGGAATATTAGGAACTAATAATGAAGCCATAGATGACGCCATTATTTTAGGTATTTTTTTGGGAGCTCCTTTTACATTATTTCTTCTTGCTTTAGTTGTCATTTTATAAATATATTAAAAAAATAGCCAAAAATTTATTCTTTCATCAGTAACTAGCCAATTCAATAGCTCAGCTTCCTAATAAGAGATAACCTTTGACTACCTTATAAAGCTATAATAAAAGCAACTATCCTTACGGAGCGGTTTGTTCAAATGGAATTCCTGATGTAGCTCCTGTAAATAACCTACTTACTTCTCCACCTACTCCATTGAATTTTAAAACATATCCGTTCTCATCTTGAAGCCCAGCTCCTGTCATTTCATCAGCAACAGAAATTAAGGCAGCCTTATGTTCCAAAATCTCATCATACCCTGCTACCCAAGTCTGTGCGTTATAATCTTCAAAGACTAAAATAACTCTACAATTATCAAGTATTTCTTGAGCTGCAAAAGCATGTG